TTAAGCTGCCGCTTGGTGGTCGGGGTCAGGCTTTAAGCTCAACAACACCGCCGTTTTATGGGATTGCCCCCAAGTGCCTTTCAGTTGTCCGCGAAGCAAATCAGAAATCGCCTGCTGATCCACACCAAAGTGCCTTGCCCATTCGCTACGGTTAATCCCGTGTCGTAAAAAATAGGCTCTTGCACTTTCTCGTGTTTGCGGATAGGGCAAAGGGTGAAATATTTTATTGGTCATTTCTTCTCCTTGTTGTTTTGTGGTAAATTATGGCAATCAATTTTTATTTGCTTGGGAGCGTAAAATGGAAAATCAAATTGCCGAGTTAAAAAAAGAATTGGCGGCATTACAGCTACAACTAAAAACCCACCAAGTGGCGTTTGAAATGTTGGCTGCCGCACTTGAACCTAACGTTCGCCAGAGTTGGGCGGATTTGCTCGAGAAACAAGTTGTTGTAGCTCGTCGAACAAACGCTGAGATTGCTGCCGCAGAGTTGCCTTTAACGCAGTCAATTCTTGCTCTTCGTCAGAAGCTGATAGCTCCGCTATCGCTTTCTTAATCGCCGCGGCTAACCCCGACTTTTTCAAAAAATAAATCAATAAACGGCTGAACATACACATCTCCTTCTTTCTGTTGATTTATGGTTCGGTTGTTTTTGATGTGGTAAAATTATGAATATTCGTTCTTATTAGATTAAGAGAAATTTGGAACAAATGAGTATAAACAGTAGAGTTTGCTTAATTATTGAACATTTAGGCGGAAGTGTTACAAAGTTTTCGGAACGTTCGGGTATCAATTATCGTTCCGTGCAGAATTATATGCGTGGAGATAGAGAGCCAAACTCAGAAGCCTATTTGAAATTTGCACAACTGGGAATAAACATTAACTGGCTCTTAACAGGACAAGGCGAAATGTTTATCGGTGGAAGTTCAACCAATAACCTAACCCAACAGGAACAAGCCCTGCTCGAAGACTACCGCGAAAGCAACGAGCAAGGCAAAGAAGCTATAGAGAAAACCGCAAGTGCTTTGGCGACAGCGACGGCACTTGCGAATCTTAAAGTAGCGTAAGAAAAGGGGCGTTCCATAATGTTAAAAGAAGCATACGAAACAGCGAAAACAATAAAAAATGCTCTTGATACTGTAGGTAAATTAAAACAGGACATTGAACATTTGAAAGCAATTGGGGAGACGAGCAGTAAAACACTTGAAGTAACCCAAATTGCTATTCAATTACAAGGATTGGTGCTTTCTTTGCAGAGCGACCTGTTGACGTTGCAAAGTGCGAAAGCTGACTTGGAAGCAGAGATCAGCCAGCTTCGCAAATTTGAAATAGAAAAAGACCAATATTCGCCATTTCAATTTCCCACTGGGGCTTTTGTTTATCGCTCGAATAAAGGCATTGCCAATGCGAACGGGGAGATTGTGTTTCATTATCTGTGTGCAAATTGCTTCAACGCAGGTAGAAAATCGATCTTGCAACCAAGTGCGGTAGAAGGTTATTTTGAAATGCTGACTTGTCATCATTGCTCCGCTAAATATCAATATAAAAGAATAGAAATGGCTGCGGCAGTGGTAAGAACACGTAGTCGCCGTTGGGATGGTTATTAATATAGCAACACCCAAATAAATATCTTTTAAACCAGTTTAAAATGGAGAACCTAATGAGTAAATTTATCAAATATACACTCTTCATCTGTCTTGCCTTTGTTTCCGCTGTATTTGCCAAAGAACCATTCCAATGCGAAGGTAAACGCACCTGCAAACAAATGGACAGCTGCGCCGAAGCCCGCTTCTATCTCACCCAATGCGGTCGCGATAGCCTAGATAGGGATAATGATGGCATTCCTTGCGAGAGTATTTGTGGTGGGAAGAAAAGAGTTTAAGGAAACTATATTATGGCTAGAAAAACTAAAATAGAATCAACCGAAAAGAAAATTGAAACAGCAGACGTTGTATTGAGAGCATTTAAAATTACTAACCCACATACGACACAAAAGGTTAGTAATCTTAGAGAAAAATTAGAAGATGTCCTCGAAACAGAGGATCCTGCTGATAAGCGTTGCCTAATACTAAACCCCGAAGATAACAATAAAGAACAAGATCTCATTTCAGACTACAGTTGCAATGGTAAGAGTCAATCTATTTTTTGTACTTTATTAAGAATGAAATTAGGTAATGGCGTTCAGCATATTACTGATGATTTACTTAATAGTCATAAATTCAGTCTGACTGAACTAAAAGAACGGAGCATTAAAGCTGCTGGAATTTACCAACGCCATTACTATTTTTCTATTTTAGGTGATTATCTAGTAACAGGAGCGATGCCATTAAATCAGACAATTAAGCAGCTACAAACCTATTTGTCTTGGCTACTGGAAGATGAAACCTTAGAACTGACGCCAATGATAGAACCTCCGAAAGAATGTAAATTAAGTGATTTAACCTCAGCAACATTCAAAGATCCTGACTTTGATTTGAATGATAATCCGAATGAAGCAACTAAATCCGAATCCGTATTCAGTGATGATGACGAGCAAGTATCTCATCCTGTAACACCAAACCAAGAGGTTACTGAAACTAAGACTAGTTGGTTAAACCGTAAAGTGATCCAAAGGATACTTCCCCAAATAATGCAAGAAAGTCTAAATTTGAAAGAAATTGATGATCTTGCTAAAATAGTTTCTGCTCAATTGGTCGTAAAATTTAGCAAACCAAGAAAAATGGCTCAGGAAGATTATGAAAAAATTCTTGGTGCAACACTAAAGCCCATTAGTGATATTGAAAATGTACAATTTAAGACCAAAGATAAAAAGCGAATGATTAAAGGAAAAGATTTACTTAAATCAAAGATTGTGAAAATATCAAAAACAGAATCAGGGCACTTGGTTGAAGAAGAATTGAAACAATCCATGGCGTGCTATTTACGAGAAATTAGTCAGTGAGAATATTTATCCAGCTTATTGTAGCGAGTTTGCTTTCAATAGGTATTAGCAATATTAGTGAATATCGCCCTAATGATTCTACCCTAAATGTACTATACACTGTTTCGGGTATTTTATTTAGTGTGGGGTTAGGGCTGATAATTACTTTTGTGCCAAATGGGGTTAAAAATCCTGCGTATATTGTAGAAATTCGTAAAACACTTAATGGGGTTCGTAATCGTTTCTTTATTGAGTTTTCAATAGCTACTTTGTTGTATGTGTTTTTTTCAACATCAACTAATATTCCTATAATCTCTATTGAAATATACGAAAACATTATTTTAAAGGTAGATATAATGTTGTTTGCAAGTATAATGATATTCTTTTCATTACCCTATTTTATGATAAACTTTTTAGCTATTCAGAAACTCAACAATGATATTTTTGATAGAGTAACTGCTGAAAGTAAATAATTATTCCTTAAACCAGTTTAAAATCTATTTCCAGTCTGATTTTATACACTCCAGTTATCAACCAATCCTTGATAACTGGAGTTTTTTTATGTCTTCCCCTATTCACAAAATCGTGATCCATTGCTCAGCCACTCAAAACGGCAAGCCACTTCGCACTAACACTCAAACCGCCGCCCAACGTATTGACGACTGGCACAAGCAGCGTGGCTTTCAGCGTGCTGAATGGCGTTGTCAACAATTCAATCCGCACCTAAAACACATCGGTTATCACTTCATCATCGACACCGACGGTACAGTCGAAACAGGTCGAGCAGAAGGCGAAACAGGTGCGCACGTTAAAGGGCATAATCTCAACAGTATCGGCATTTGCTTAGTCGGTGGGATTGCCAAAGACAAGAAAAACCACGGCGAATACACCGAAAAACAATGGCAGGCACTGCACCGCTTATTGCGTCAGCTTGAAGCCAAATATCCCAACGCGCGTATTTGTGGACATCGTGATTTAAGCCCTGATTTAAATGGCGACGGCACAATCAGCCCGAATGAATGGACAAAATCCTGTCCATGCTTTGATGTGTGGAGCTGGCTGGATTCTGAGCAAGTGATCAACCACGAGCATTTATTTAAGGCATAGAACCGTAGAGGGTGTGCAACACGCCCCTACAGCACTAACAAGGAAAACCAATGAAACTCAAAGAACTCATTACTAACGACAACGGTCGCCTTTCCACTACCGCCTTTATCCAATTTTTCGGGGCGTTGTTGATGGCTGGCATTTTGATTTATGCCGTATGGCTTGACCGTGCCTATGTAGGCGAATTGTTCACCACCTTCGCCATTTTCTGTGCAGGCGGAGCTGCCACTAAAGGTTTTGCCAACGCGTTAAATAATTGGGGACGTGAAGAATGATGGCTTACTTAATTTTAGGCGACGTTGCGGTACTTTGGGTAGGCACTGCGATTGTCTGTTACAAAATTCGCAAAGCACGTCAAGAAATCGACCGCTTATTTAAGCAAAACGAGAAACTGCAAAACGAAAAAGCCGTTGCCGAAACCCAAGTCAAACATTTTGAAGTGAGAAAGAAAAATGAAGAAAACACTCGTGGCTCTCGCCGTGATGATGTCATTAACCGCTTGCAACAGTCGGGTGATCTCCGTGATTAACTCTAGCTGTTCAGGCTTTGGTGTGATTAAGGCAAGCCGACAAGATACCACCGAAACACTCCGTCAAATTGCGGTGCATAACGCGACTTACCGCGAGATTTGCAAGGAGATTAAAGATGACCATTAACGTAGAATTTTGGCATTTGGTGGGGCTGTTGTTGTCCTTTCTCGGCTGCTGCTTTGGCTTTGCCAAAATCTTAGTAACACAGTTTCAAAATTCATTAACAGAACGACATCAAAATCAGCAGCGTGTGAATGAAAAAGTGGAAGATTTAGAACGTCAGATCAACAAAATGAACAGTTCAATGCCGTTGGTTTATGTTTTGCGTGAAGATTATATTCGTGGGCAAGGCGTGTTAGAAGCCAAAATGGATGCCTTACATAAAACCCTAAGTGAATTGTTCAAAATGGAGAAAACAAAGCAATGATGGAAAAAGCTCGTCGAGAAGGAATGCGTTGGAATTTGCTGAACGTGTTACATAAAGCGCGCCCTTATGATACCAACGAGAAATTTTTGCTTGATGTAATGCGCGGGATTTACCCGGATGCTACTGCACTTGAAGTCCGTCAGCATTTGGATTACTTAGCAAAAAGTGAACTGGTTATCCTAGATAAACAGCCGCACGGCATTTGGTATAGCCGAATCAATGCTAAAGGCGTAGATGTTGTGGAATACACCAGTGAATGCCAAGCAGGCATTGCGCGCCCTGACAAATATTGGGAGTAACAGCCTATGGCACCAAGATCCAGTATTGAGAAACTGCCCGAAGATGTTCGCCGTTGGCTGGAGCGCGCCTTAACTGAGAACGGTTTTTCAGGCTATGTGGAACTGGAAAACCTACTGCGTGAGAAAGGCTATCAAATCAGCAAGTCGGCAATTCATCGCTATGGCAAGCAAATTGAAAGTCGCCTGAAAGCAATTAAAGACGCGGCAGAAGTGGCAAAATTGATTACCGAGCAAGTGGATGATGAAGGCGACAGCCAATCGGACGCCCTAATGCGACTGGTGCAGACGGATTTAATGAATTTGCTGATTGAAGCCCGAAATGTGGAAAGTCTAAGCGTGAAAGACCGCTTAAAAGCACTGGGTATGATTGGCAAAAATATTGCGTCAATGACCACGGCAAGTGTGAAGCTCAAAGAATATCAAGCGGAACACAAAGCCAAAGTGCAGGCAAAATTAGATGAACTCGCACGCACCGCAGACAGGGGCGGCACAGACCTGCCAACCCTTGAGCGTGTGCGACAAAGTATTTTGGAAGTCTATGGCATCAACCAATAACACCGTTCTCTATGATTACCAAAAACGCTGGCTACAAGATACCAGCCGTTTCAAGGTGGCAATGTTTGCCCGTCAAACAGGCAAAACTTTCACGACCACGTTGGAAATTGTGCTGGATTGCTTGGCAGCCGAAGCCAAAGGCGAGAAAACTCGCTGGGTTATTCTCTCGCGTGGCGAACGCCAAGCGAAAGAAGCGATCAATGAAGGCGTGAAAGTTCACTTAAATGCAATGGGCATAGTATGTGAAATTATGGAAGTGCCATTCAGCCCGACGCTTAATGCGTTGGAAGTAATTTTCCCAAATGGCTCAAAAATTACCTCGTTGCCAGCTAACCCCGACACTGCGCGTGGTTTCTCGGCAAATGTGTTTCTGGACGAGTTCGCGTTCCACCAAGATAGTCGTGAGATTTGGAAAGCTTTGTTCCCTGTGATTTCCGCTGGCTGGAAATTGCGCGTGGTGAGCACGCCAAATGGCAAGGGCAACAAGTTTTATGAATTGATGACCGATCTTGAGAACACTAAATGGTCACGCCACCAAACGGACATTTATCAATCTGTCGCTGACGGTCTTCCACGCGACATTGAGCAGCTGCGCAGGGGCTTAAATGATGAAGATGCGTGGGCGCAAGAATTTGAACTCAAATGGCTTGATGAAGCCTCCAGCTGGCTCTCATTTGATTTGATTGACAGCGTGGAACACCCTGATGCGGGTAAACCTGAACTTTACCAAGGTGGCTCGTGCTTTGTGGGAATGGATATTGCCGCGCGTAACGACTTAACCGTAATTTGGGTGTTGGAATTAGTGGGCGATGTGTATTGGACGCGTGAGCTGATTACGCTCAAACGTGTGCCGCTGCGTGAGCAACTCGAAGAACTCAACCGTGTGATGAAACAATATCACGTAGTGAGCGGCAATCTCGACCAAACGGGTATGGGCGAAAAAATGGTGGAAGATGTGCAAGCGGAACACGGAAAACGCATTGCCGGCATGCTGTTTAACATCTCCACTAAGCTCAAAATGGCAACTATCGGCAAAACCGTCTTTGAAGATCGCAAAATCCGCATTCCGCAAGGCAGAGACGATTTGCGTGAAGATTTGCACAAGCTCAAGAAAATCACAGGTAGCAACGGCGTGCCACGTTTCACCGCTGAAAGCGACAGCAATGGACACGCCGACCGCACATGGGCGTGCTTTCTTGCTTTAACCGCCGCAACAGAAGCGGTGATGCAACCTGTGAAAGCTCATAGCCGCCGACCAAGAGCCAGTCGAAAATTAACGCAAGGATATTAACAATGACACCCAAAAAACAAGATTTAATCCGCGTCATCGCCAGCCGTGCCAACGCCATTGATTATTGGGCGTTTATGCACTATTTGCCAAACCCTGATCCTGTACTGAAGAAAATGGGCAAGGATATTTCGGCTTATCGCGAAATCCTGTCCGACAGCCACGTGGGCGGTTGTGTCCGTCGACGTAAAGCGGCAATCAAAGGCTTAGAATGGCGAATTACACCTACAGGCAACGAAAAAATAGATGAGATTTTAACCGCACTTTTTGACCGCTTGCCGATGTCGCAAATTATCGGCGAAATGCTCGATGCCACGTTGTTTGGCTATCAAGCGTTGGAAGTGATGTGGGAAAGCAAAAACGGCTTACTGTTGCCAACGGCAATCGTGGGCAAACCGCAAGAATGGTTCGTCTTCGATGACGAAAATCAGCTCAAACTTCGTACTAAAGAGAATATCAACGGCGAAGAAATCCCACCTTACCGAATGTTGCTCGCAACCCAAAATGCGACCTACATCAACCCTTATGGTTTGGGCGATTTGTCGCTCTGCTTTTGGGCTGCAACCTTCAAAAAAGGCGGTTTTAAATTCTGGCTAGAATTTGCCGAAAAATACGGTACACCTTGGTTAGTAGGGAAATATCCTCGTAGCGCACAAGCGCACGAAATTGATGACCTGCTCGACAGTATGGAAAAAATGCTCGGTACTGCCGTTGCTGCCATTCCTGACGACAGCTCAATCGGTATGTTGGAAAGTAGCTCCAAAGGCGGTAGTTCACAGGTGTTTGATGATTTCCTACGTTACTGTAAATCAGAAATCGCCATTGCCTTGCTCGGACAAAACCAAACCACCGAAGCGGAAGCCAACCGTGCGTCTGCCACCGCTGGTTTAGAAATCACGCGGGATATTCGTGATGATGACGCCAGCCTTGTAGAACGCACCTTTAACCAGCTTTTAGCGTGGATTTGTGAACTCAATTTCAACGTGGACACCTTGCCAACGTTCGAGCTATTCGAACAAGAAAGCATTGACAAGCTACAAGCGGAACGCGACAAGCTCTTAACCGAAATCGGCGTGGGCTTTACCGAGCAGTATATCCACCGTACTTATGGCTTTGAACAAGGCGATATTGTGATGACTTCGACAGGCTCAGCCACCGATAAAGGCAAACAAGCGGTCGATTTTGCCGAACCAATTCCCAAAAGCGTGATTGAGAGCATTGGCGAGCAGTTGGAAGTGGAAGGCGAAGCCCACGTTGAACATTGGCTACACGATATTCGCGACCGATTAGGACAAGCGGAGAGCTTGGAAGATTTCCGCAACCAGCTTGACAGCCTAATCCCTGAATTGAGCTATGCCGAATATGGCGAACTGCTTGCGTGGGGTTCAATCGCCGCCCAATTTGCAGGGCGACAATCGGTAGTTGATGAAACCAAATAGCCAAGCGTAGGGGCGTGTTGCACACGCCCGAAAGGAACGAAAATGCAAAAATTCACCTTTGAAAACCAAGTCAAATACTTCGAGAAAAAACTCAACCTACCGACCAACAGCTATTTGGACGTGCTGGGCGATGAACACGACTACTTCTTTATGGTGGCAGGCGAGAACCGTAATGAAGTGCTGCTCGCCTTTCGTGACGCGGTCGATGAAGCCATTGCCAACGGCGAAACATTGGAAGGTTTCCGCAAACGCTTTGATGAAATCGTAGCGAACACAGGCTGGGACTACAAAGGCGGCAGAAACTGGCGAAGCCGTATCATTTACGACACCAACGTGTACGCTGCCTACAATCGCGGACGGCTGCAACAGCATTTGGATTTAGCCGATGTGATGCCCTATTGGGAATATCATCACCACGACAATAGCCACCCACGCCAAGAGCATATTGATTTGGATGGCACGATTTTGCCCGCCAGCGATCCATTTTGGCGTTATTACTACCCAATCAAAGCCTATGGCTGCCATTGCACCGTAACCGCCCACGATGAAGACGATTTAAAAGAAATGGGCAAAACCGTCAGCCCATCGCCTGAAATCGGATGGCAGGAAAAACTGGTCGGCACACGCTCCGGCAATCCAAGAATGGTGAAAGTGCCGAAAGGCTATGATGTAGGGTTTCAACCGCATAATTTTGAGCGTTTGACCGCAGGAAGAAATGCGGACGTGGATCAGCTGTTGTTCAATAAATTCGTCAATGCCGAGCCGAAACTCGCTAGCCTACTTATTGAAAACGTGTTACAAAATCCGCGTGCGGTGATGATGTTGAATGGGGCGATGAAGTCGATGGTGGATACCGTCGCCACCGAAAAACTGGCACGCGGGCAGATGAAAAACGTTGGTGTAATTCCTGCCAAAGTGATTGATAAATTGACAGCATTTGAGAAAGCTCCGCAATCCGCCGTGATTGCCGTGCGTGATGAAGATGTACTACACGCCCTACGCGACACTAAACAAGCCAAAGGTATTAACCTGCCCATTGAGTTTTGGGAGTAGTTGCCTGAGAAGTTGAGAAATCCGAGTGCAATTTTGTTAGAAACGGATCAGAAATTGCCGACTTTAATTTTTGTGTATGACACAGAACAAGGCAAGGTTGCAATTAAGATGGACTACGAAGTGAAACTCAAAGACGAGTTAAGCAAAAAGAAATTACCGCATAAGGTCAATTTAGTAAGAACGGCAAGTGTATTTACGGATAAGACGAGAATGCACAAATATGAAGTGTTGTGGGGTGAATTGTAGCGGTGGTTTGCCTGATTCGAACAGGATAATGAGCCGAAGCACAACCTTTCCAGTAGGAAACCCCCACCGCTATAAGCACTATACGCCACTTATTTTCAGAAGACAAATACTATGATCAAAATTTCGCTTAATGATACCCAAGCCGTCCAACAGCTTAACAACATCGCACGCCAATTAAAACAACCCCGCAAGCTCTACGGCGTGTTGAGCGAAGCCTTGAAGAAAATCCACGCGGAACGGTTTAAGCAGGAAGTTGATCCGCAAGGTAATAACTGGCAACCGCTTTCGGCTAAAACGCTGGCTCGCAAACAAAAGAAAGGCAAGTCCACCAAAATTTTACGGCAGGACGGCTATTTGTCGGACAGAACCGCCTACAACTACGACGACAAAAATGTCGAGTTTAGTTCAGATGCCAAATATGCTCGCTTGCACCAATTCGGTGGCAAGGCTGGCAGGGGCAAAAAAGTCACTATTCCGAACCGAAACGTCCGTGGCTCGGTGTCAGTCCGCAAGACGAGCAAAAACTTTTGCGAAAAGCGACCACACTTTTGCAGCGTGTCATTGAGCAAAATAGCTAATATAGCCTAA